AACTATTATGTCTAGAGCTACTGCATTACAGTTACCTTCAGGTTGGGTCTTTACTGAAATAGGAAACATAAAAGTTAAAGGTAAAGAAGAAGAGATAAGAATCTATAGTCCCGACTTGACAAACATTACATAATTATATCTGTCTTATTTTATATTAGCATTCAAGGCATCTAACTCTGCTTCAAGATCATTATGAATATTAAGTATTTTTTGTCGTGTCTCTCTGATTATAGTTTGTACTATTTTTAAATCATTACCTTTAAAAACTTTCTGAGCATCTTTCAAAGGAATCCCACTTGTCTCCGTAACGAGTCTTCCTTTAGTGTCAAATAGTATATGGAAGGATAGTATGTTAGCTTCCGGTGCTTTCATTTATATCTCCGTAAATTTAATTTTATCTTGTTTACCTCTAAGTCCTGCTTTCATATAAGCAGTTGCTCTACCTTCAAAGAAGTTCTGATGTTCGACACCAAGCACTTCATCTAACCAAGGTAAAGGATTGTCTCGTTGGTCAAAGTTTGTTTTCAATCCAAGTTGTAGAAGTCTTCTGTCTGCTATGTATCTGTTATATGCATACATGTCTTTCTTTGTAAGTCCTTTCATATCTCCAAACTCAAACACTAAGTCTAAGAACTTATCTTCTAACTCTACCATCTCTCTACATATTTGATAGAGTTCTTTTTTAAAATCGTCTGTCCATATCTCTATGTTCTCTTGTATAAATTCTCTAAACAACTGTGTCATAGCCTCAACGTGTAATGATTCATCGCGTATAGAGTACGTAACTATCTGACCCATACCTTTCATCTTACCGAACCTTGGAAAGTTTAACAAGATTGCAAAGCTACTAAACAATTGTAAGCCTTCTGTAAACGCTGAGTATACTGCAAGTGTCTTGGCTATTTCTTTTTTATTCTTACGTGTAGGTTTAAACTCTTTAATGTAATCGTGCTTGTTTGCCATCTCTTCATATTCATAGAAAGCTTTATACTCTACGTCAGGCATACCTACTGTATCAAGCAATAAAGAATATGCATGTTGATGTATAGACTCCATGTTTGCAAATGAACACATCATCATACGTGCTTCAGGTTTCTTGAATATTCTCATATACTTATCTATATAACCTGAACCAACATCTACATCTGACTGTGTAAACAATCTAAATATCTGTGTAAGTAAATTCTTTTCTTCATTGTTTAGTTCTTGCCAATCTTTAACATCTGTATGTAGTGGTACAGACTCAGGCAGCCAATGCATTTGGTTTTGTTCCACGTATTTTTCAAACATCCAAGGATGATCAAAAGGTTTGTAGTAATCTCTATTACTTAGTAGACTCATTATTTTTCTCCAATTCTTCAGCATACTTTTGAAGTAGCCATTCGTTATAAGTTTTAATATATTCTTTTTCAGTTACTTTTACTGCACCAAAGGCTGAGTTCTCGTCACAATGGTCTAACCACATACGTCTACAAAATTGTGTAAAAGTAGGAACATTTTGCGATGAATTTTTACCCCTACTGTCAGTACCTTTTGTCATAGTTTTCTTCAAAATGTGTATCCCACAGCATACATTTCAGTCTTCAGGAGCATCTTTTACGATACTTTTTGCTCTATCATCTAAATCTTCGACTTCAATATTCCAATGTTTTAAAAGGTCAGTAGTTAAAAAAGTTTGACTACGACCATTATATTTATCAGTAACTGGTCTCACTGAATGTAAGGGACAGGAATGAATAGTACAAGCAGCCACTTGTTGTCTCCAAGTTCCTTTATCTAAATTATCATATGTGCATTCTTTACACATGTTATCAATAGCTTTTTTTAAAATTGTTTTAGTCATAGTCTCTATCCTTCACAGCTTAAACATTCTACGTCTTCTAAGTTAATTCTTGGTATCTTTATGTTCACATTCTCAGCAGACCTAGCTGCATCTGATCTAAAATAATATAATGATTTTAATTTATTCATAGCATACCAATGAACATCATTTACATATTGTAAGTAATCGTCATGTACAGTCTGCGACTCAGTTGCTTTAGGCATATTGAAAAATAAATTCACACTCTGACTCTGACAAATATATTCTTGTCTCATGTGAGCGTGTTCAACTAGATATATTTGATTTATTTCAGGTGCTGTTTTAAATATATCTTTTTCATTTTCATCTAAGACTTCTACGTTTTGAACAGACCCATTCTCTATAACTATCTGTTTCCATAATTTCTCACGCTCATTTATAGTAAGTCCTTTCTTTTTAAAAAGCTTCTCTAAAAATCTATTCCTGACTTGGTACGAACCTGATAAAGTTTTGTGCGTATATACGTTAGCACGATATGGTTCAATACTAGGGGAAGTGCCACCACATATAATAGAACTACTGGCATTAGGAGCAACAGCCAAAAGATGAGAGTTACGATAATTACTCCTATGTATATCAGGAGCTTCGCCCCTCTCTTCAGCAAGTCTTTTAGTTGCCTCGACAGCCTTCTCTTTGATTCGTGAGAAAGCAATGTTGTTGATACTCGTAGCTCGTAAACCTTTGAAAGGTACTCCTTGACTTTGGAGTAGAGCATGAAAGCCCATCGCTCCAAGACCCACCGACCTCTCTCTATAAGCTGAATAAGCTGCTTTAACCATTCCTTCTTTTTCTTCTCTAACATAATTTTTAAACCTCTCAAAATTTGCACTATATCCACCTAGTCTACTGGTGTCTATAATATCTTCTATAAAATGCTCTAACACATTGTCAAGCATTGTAATTAGATCATCAATAAACTGATCATCTTTCTTCCACTTATCAAAGTGTTCTAAATTTACACTTGATAAACAACATACTGCTGTCCTTTCTTCATTAGTAGGTAACACTATCTCTGAACATAAGTTACTTTGATTTATTTTTAAACCTAAATCTTTCTGTCCTTGTGGTAAGTGTTCATTACAGGTGTCAATGTTAATCATGTAAGGCTCGCCTGTCTCAGCCCTAGCATTTAATAACTGCCACCATAAATCTCTTGCATTAATAATCTTAACGGCTTCGTTAGTTTTAGGATCAATCAATCTCCAGTCTGTGTCTTCTTGAACTGCTTTTAAAAACTCGTTAGTTATATTAACAGCGTTATGAATATTAAGATTCTTTCTATTTATATCCCCACCTGATTCTTTACGCATGTTAATAAACTCTTCAATCTCTGGATGAGATATATCTGAGTAAGCTGCGTAGCTACCTCGTCTAGTAACGCCTTGATTAAAGGCAAGCATCTCTGCATCTACTACATGCATGAATGGGATTGATCCAGTAGACTTACTACCTCTAGAAGTTGAAATTCCATTGCTTCTAATATCTCCCCAGTATCCACCAATACCACCACCAGAACTTGCAAGGTTAGCGTTTTCTTTAAAGTGATCGGTTAATCCATCAATTGAATCTCCAACATAATTTAAAAAACAACTAATGGGAAGACCTCTTGTTGTTCCTCCGTTAGAAAGTATAGGGGTACTAAACATAAACCAATGATCGGAACTGTATTGATAAAGTCTTTTGGCAAGATCAAAATCAGTTTCTCCTTTATACGTTGCACCAAAGACGGCTGCTCTTGCGAATGCTTCTTGTGCATGAGTTTCTTCCTCCCAAAAATATCTATCCTTTAATGTATCTAGACTAAACTTGTCTAGTTTCTTTTCCTTGTCATAGTTTATAACTATTCCTAAGTAAGGCTTCTTGCCTATCTTATCTTCAATCATTACTGATTCTCCTTATCATTTAAATATAATGCAATCAATGCATAGTGTATAATTTTAAGCAGGTCTGCATCCGACTTACCATTCTTCTTACCATATCTCATAGCATACTTCATTATATTTCCTATACAAAACCCTTCTCCATGTCCTGCATCTATAATCATATCAGTTGCTTGATACTTAGAATTAGCGTAGTGTTGTGTATAGGTGTCGTCTATATACTGTTGAACTCCTCTAAGATTTATTTTTTCGTCAAATTTATATTCCATATTCTGCTGTCCATTCTTTAGGTAAATTATATTCTGAGTACCAAGTAAACCCATTGGTCTCTGCCCATTCTGCATGACTACGTTTAGTACCATCCTTTCTTTTCTTTGCTGCAGGCATAGCTGCTTGTGGTTGAGCAAATAGAAATACAAGTTCTTGCTTTTCTTTTAAACTTTTCCTTATCCATATATATTTACTATACTCTGCATGATCCCAAAACCTTCCTTTAGCTTCTAGTAAATACTCAACACCATCTATAGTTCTTCTGAAGTCAGGCTCATATGTGTGTTCTACTATGTAGTTTACTTTATCTCCATGATGAGACCATTCTTGTAAAGGTTCTATATGAAGTTTATATTCCCAATTAGAATCATAACCTTTAGGAACATCCTTCTCTGTTGGTCTAACCTTACGTGGTTTACGATAGCCTTTCTTCATTAGTGTATGCTTGTATTTTCTTTTAATCCATCAAGATGATTACCTATAAGGTCTGCCATCCTATCTAAAACTATATCGTCTACATCATCTATACTTCCACCACTAAATAAATAACTACCTATAATTATTATCATTGTAGATAGGTCTTGAGTAAGAAGATCATCCTCTTCCATCGTCAAGTAATTCTTCAAATCTGATTGTTCCAACATCCTTATTCTCCTTACGAACTTTTGTCTTTATCTTTTTAACAAACCATTTAAAACTATATGCAGACAACAATAACTTCCTGTTAGCAAAGACATACTTCTCTTTAGGTAAGTAATCTTTAAAGTTATCTAAGGTAATATCCTTAGCCTCTTCATCACTAACCATAGTCCTAAGCCAATCAATTAATATTTGTTTAGCATGTCGTCTTATACTTTTTGCTTTGCTTCCATTCATTGTCTAGTTATCTCCAATACATTAGGTTCTTTTTCAACCTTGGTTAAATACATTAACCCTTTAGAATATTTAAATACTCTTAAACCTTTCCCATCATTAGCATCTTTGTGACATTCGTTCTTATGTCTACAGTAGGTGCATCCTCTAGGAAGTTTCATGTTCCCTGCCTTGCCTTCAGGCACAGGATTATAACATAATGCAGGCGGATTGTCAAGCTTAATTGCCTTCTTAACCTCCCTTATTTTGTTACGTGCATTAGGCTTATCAAAGAAGCTAGGTCTATGTAAAGTTATCTCACCACTCTCTTTATTTAAAACAAGGAAACCACCTGCTTTTGTTTTCTCTGCAGTTTCATATGCTGATAGTTGTGCTAGGTATCCGAAAGGATCATCTTCTACTAACGTACCATTCTTAAATTTACGAAATGCAAAACTAGAAGCTGTCTTAATATCTACAACTTCACCATCAATCTTACAATCCATATGTCCATGCACATGACTAACCTTAACTGCTTTTTGTTCATCAGTAACTTCATGCTCTGCAAGTTTCACTAAAAACAACATAACTTCTTCTAAGATATGCCCATATAAAAATCTTATAAACAAGTGAGGCTCAAGAGGTTGAGTATCTTCACCCTCCGATTTCATATCATACCAAAGCTGTCTTAAAGGTTTACCTATGTTTGACATCCTTAGAGTTTCTTTGTCTCTTGGCTTAGGTGTAGCCCACTGACGTAGTGCTTCT